GGAATTTATCAAGAGAGCAAAGCAGGTTTTAGATGAAAACAATGCCAGTAATTTTCATGGCATTTATGCAAGCAAATCATCGGGGGCATTAAGACGGCAATCATTGGAACTCACGAGGGCGTTGGCGGAAATGAGGAAGCCATAGCAAAGGAGGGGTGATGGATAGATACGGGTTATGCAAGGAAAGCGGGAATATATACATGGCAAAGGATAAAGTTGGTAAATATGTATCCTATGATGACATCTCCGAAATAGTCGAGGAAAACAGAAGGCTAAGAGAGGCGTTGGACACAATTGAAGGGATGGCAACTGACACGACCTTTGATATTCAAAAAGTAGCACAGCAAGCACTTGGGAAGGCGGAGGGCGAATGAACAGATACGGTCTAATTGATATTTTTGGTGGCTTTATAGAAACAGACAGGGAAGGCAAGTACACTAAATCCTGCGATACGGGCGATTACATCCTCTACGCCGACCATGACGAGGCCATGAATAACGCAGTACGGGAAATCAGCGATCTGGTCGCGGAAAACAAGAAGCTGAAGGAGCAGCATGAGGCCATCTGGCGGGAGTGCGAGCGGTTGGCGAAACGCATCAAGAAACTTGAGGGGGCGCTGGTGGGGTTAATGCAGGATGGTTATGACCATTGGTATCCTTCTGTTAGCATGAAAGATGAGGATTATCCGCAAACAATGAGGGTGCTAAAGGCCGCCACCGCCGCGCTCAAGGAGGGGGAGTGATGAGAGATTTTGCATTAATGGCATGGGTAGCATTAACCGTGTCGGGATTGTGGATATGTGCGGGATGGACAGGCATATTAACGGAGAATGGCACAATAATAATCAGTATGCTTACGGGTCTTTCGGGTTTAGGTCTTGTCATGTTCATGGCGGCAAGAATCCTTGAAGATTTGTAAACCATGTTGACAACTCCGGCGAGTAGGATCAATGACCGACATTGAACGACTTGAACGAAAACTAGATCTTATCATTGATGCGCTGGGCCTGTCCGAGAACCACCGCCTTGCGCCCGCCGAAGTCAAAACTATATCTCAAAATATCCTCTTGAAATTTAATAAGAAGCGTGGCAATGTCCCAAAACATGAGCGTAAAAAAGGTTCGTGATGGCGTTTTCGACATCTACATAAGGATAGACCAGACCAACGAGGGCCGTATCCGCAGACGGGTAAAATGCGCCTCTGAACTGGACGCCCTCGCCATTGAAACGGATCTCCGAAACAGTCTAGGCCAACAGGCCAAAACCGCGCCCCATACAATCAACGCCATATCCGAGAAGTATATCCCCTGGATGCGGAACAATCACAGCGACAAGACTTACAAGGACAAACACCGTATGCTTCTGGCGCGAGTATTGCCCTTTTTTGGGGCTTATCTGCCGGACAGGATAACCACCCCCATGATAGACTTATACAAGGAGAAAAGGCTAAAAGAATCAGTCAGGGGCCGGATTAACAGGCAGATCAACCTTGAGCTTCTATGCCTTCAGTCATTGATTAAATGGGGGACGGGGCAGACCCCCGCCCTTTGTAATGAAATGCTGTTCAAGATGAAGCCCCTGCCCTACAAGCGGCAGATTCCCCATGTGGCAACGAGGGAGGAAATAAACGCCATTATCGATAACGCTTCCGACCTGTTTCATAAAAGCCTGTTTTGCGCCATCTATGAAGCCGGACTGAGAAGCAATGAAGCGAGGGCCCTCAAACCGTGCGACATAAACATTGACAAATGCTTCGCCCGAATACACGGAAAAGGGGACAAGACCCGTATCGTCCCCCTGTCAAACAGGCTTGCAAATCTTTTAAAAGAACGCCTTGAGGAATGCGGGGATGATTACATATGGGGAAATATAAAGTCATTTAAAACGGCTTTCAACGCCTCCAAAAGACGGGCGAAAATAACCACCAAAATAACCCCCCATGTTCTGCGCCATTCCTTCGCGTCCCATCTTCTTGAAAAAGGCACGGATTTGAGAAGTATTCAGGAAATGATGGGCCACCAGGACATATCCACAACCCAGATTTACACCCATACCACCTTTGCACTCCACAAGGAATACATCGAGCAGGCATTCTAGGCCAAAATCAGGCCAAAAAAAGCAAAAGGGGCCACAAGCTAAAGCCTGTAACCCCTTGAAATCTGGTGAGCCCTGTCGGGATCGAACCGACAACCTACTGATTAAGAGTTAGTTTCCCTGCTTTCAACCAGTTATTTATATTCGGTAATCCATGTGCGATATTGGCCTAGGGCCAACGGCCTAATCATTCTTAAAATACACTTCCGCGTTGAGCGTCCCCGCCGTAGTGGTTATGTTCAGGTAAAGCCCGTTAAAGAACTTTACCGGCACAGGGAATGTAATGACCTTGATTCTGTCGTTGTCTGCCGTGGCTATAAAGCTGATCTGTGGAACCAACCTGTCCCCGCTTGCCAATGTCGCGTGATCGTAAAGGTCAATCGTGCTTGCCGCTGCCGCCGCCCCGGTCAGGATAAGCCCGAAAAGCAGGCCCGCCTTTGCCGTAACTACCTGTGATGCCGTTATCTGTCCCGATGGTTTGCAATGATCCATTATTTGCCTCCTTAGTATATTCTACCTTCTTGTTGATACTGGAATTTCTCTTTTTTGCCGATATTGTTACGCCGCTCCGGTGCCGTTGTTACCCGCTTTATAGCCTCGTTTCTTACCTGTTCCCTGGTGGGCTTTATGCCGTATTGATTCATCAGGGTTTCCGCTTTGTCGTCTTTGCCGTCAAGGATGGCGTTTGTTATGTCCTTTAGTATTTCCTTGCGTTCCTGTTCGAGCGTTACCGCCGCCCGATGTTCGAGGTAGCTTTTTGATTCGGTCTGTGTCTTGGGGCCGATTGTTCTTTGTATAAGTTGCCTTGCGTTAATCCTCTGATAGGGATGCCCGGAAGAATCTTTTAGCGGGTATTCGCCGTTTTCCCCTTCTTTTACCGCCTGATATGCCTGATAAGCCCTTTTTCCCGCCACAGGGGTTAATTCTTTTACTAGGTTCGCCGTTCCTTTTCCTTCGGGTATCCCTTCAGCTATTTTATACAATGATGATGCCGTGGGTCCGAGTCCAGAGGGAAGGACGCCACCACCACCGGCCATCACTAATTTACCATGCCTGAAAAATTCCCTGAAGTCACCTTTTGACAGATCCTTGAAAGCGTTAAGGGCTTCTCCCCAATTCCAACCCAGACCGAGAGCGTTTGACAGGTCGGTATCAAGGAAGTTCTGAAGGACAAGATTGCCGCCCTCAGCCATAGCCAGGAAGTAAACAAGTTTTTTCGGGTCGTTCTTTGCCCATGAGTGCATCAATTCAAGTTGCTTAATGGGGTATGACCAGAATTGCAGGGCCGTCCGTCCCAACGGGGTACTCATGGCAAGGGGCATACCTACCTTGCCGTATTTGAATTGCGTCTTGTGAACCGTGTCAATTCCGTATTGAATAGCCTCCGCTTCGGACATCCCTAGTTTTTCTTTTCCCTTGAGATAGCCGGAAAGGAAAGCGTGCCTGCGGTTGCCCATTTCCACCCGGTTAAACATAAACCCCAGGACAGACCTTAGCTTTTCCATCTTCGGGCTTGAGCCTTCATAGAGTACTTGGGGTATTTCCTGGGGGAGTCCGGTTTCATCGAAAAGCTGTTTTCCCTTCTCCGTGAAGGCCATCTTTTCGCCTTTGAGGGAATATTGCGGCCCCACTTCGGCTATGGTGTTCACCCTTTGCGTCAGGTTGACGAGAGCCGATCGCGGGTTAAGTCCTAGCGTCCTCATCCATTGAAAAGATGCTACGGTATTTGCCAGTTCATTGAGTGCGCCCCGCTCGTTTATTCCTGAATAACGCCTTAAAAACTCGTCAGCATAAGCCTTGTATTCAGGGGGAAGGTCTTTATAAAGTGCCGTCATTTTCTGCATTGCCGGTTCATCGTATATTTTTCTAGCAACCCCTGTCAGATATGTCTGATAGGCTTTAACGGCGTCAAAACTGTATCCCTGCGCTCCTTTTCTAGTTTCAAAGAATCTGAATCTTATGTTTCTGGGGAGTTGGGAATATCTCACAAACCCGCCGCCCTCAATGGTCTTTACGGAATCTTCTAACTGTTTCAGCCTTTCCTTGAATTGATTAACCGATGCGTCATTTGTCGCCGTCCTCAGTTTATTATTAATCTCGTCTATTTCAACTTTGAACCCCTCAAGCAATGCGTCCTTGTCGAATATATGGGGCAGGTATTCCTTTATCTCCCTGCTCAGAATATCATACGCCTTGACAATTCCTTCGTCTGTTGACTGCCGCCATTTTTCATGGAGATAGTCTATTCTTTCGGGGGGTGTCTTTATTCCTTTGTAATGCTGCTTTTCGCCCTCTGTTAAATCCATGACCTTTGACATGGGTTTGACTTTGCGGTTTGCGTAATTCAGGGCTTGCTTGAAATTCTCCGCGCTACCCGCCGCCGATTTTGCCGCTTCCTGTAAGAAGAATTGATACTTTTCCTTCATCCAGTCGTAAACCTGACGCTCCCTGGATGTAAGTGCAGAGGGGTCGATTTTGCCGTCAAGGGCTTGTCCAACCTTTACCGACTCAGGGGAATCAATCTTGACGCCCTTTGTTACTTTTTCAAACTCCCCGCCTTCCCTTGCAAGAAAGTGGTTTTTCTGCATCTCGAAATGGTCGGCTGTCTTGTATATCTCCCTGCCCTTTTCGCCCATTTTGTTAAACACCACTTCGGGGCTATGGAGCTTGTTTATTACCTCTTTAAAAGCCCTGCCGGGCAGGGTTTGGGATATGTCCTCTTTTAACCCGGAAAGAATTTCTTTTGCTTTCGTGGGGTCGATGCCAGAGGTTAAATCAATGGTGGTCTGTCTGGGTGCGGGTGCTTTCTCCGGAAGTGGCCCTTTGTAAACATCTCCCGCGCCTTCACTTGTCAAGTCAAAGGTATCCCTGAACCCCATGCCAGGGAGTTCGGCGGTTTCTTCGGGTTTGGGTTTCTTTCCTAGTAAGATTTCTTCCGCTTTTTCTTTAGAGATAATATCCGTCAGTACCTTATTTTTCTTATCTGATACCATCCACCCTTTGTCACCTATGGGAATAGCCTTGTTTCCTGTTCTGGGATTTGTTATTAAATTATGATAATACTCTCCGTCAAGTTCTATCCCCCCCTTATATTCCAACCCTCTTTTTTCTGCGGTGGTTTCGGGTTTCGGTTTCTCTGCTTTCGGTGTCGCCCTCTTTATTCCCTCTGCGTCTAGTTTCTCAAAAGGATCAGCAAAAAGGGTTTCTCCGTCTTTCAGTATTACCCGCCCGTCTTTGTCGTATCCTTTGACGGTAAACGATTCATCTTTGATTAATACCTTGTCGCCGGTGTCTAGGGTTTCGGGATAAATGCCATCCGTCTTTTCAAATCCCTTTTTGGCAAGCCTTATGTCGTCATAGTGGGCATCTTCAAACTGCGTCTTTAAATCCTTCGTGATCGACTTCTTTGACTTCGCGCCGAGTATTTCTTGCAGCAGTTCATCACCGCCGGGGAATCCGTAAGTATCGGCTACCGTGTCAAGCGTAGCCTTGCCCTTCTTGCTGACCAGGCCGGGGCGTTTCCTGACGAGTTCGGTTATCTGCGCCTTGCCATAGTCTTTTGCTAGTGCATCATAACTCAGACCGCCGGACGCCTTAATATCATCCAATGCCTGAAACAGGGGCGATAGATTGACCGCCTCGTCTGCTATGGTGGCTTGCTTTAAAGACCCCCCGGATTTCGCATCAACGGCATTAACCGGTTCAGCCGCGAGAGGCGCGGGGGGTGTGCTTTCAACCTCGTTTTTCACTTCCTCCATGAGTTTAACAGGGTCAACCGGCTTTCCCTCAATATTGGCAATAGCCATGCGCTTTTGCCATTCATTGGCTATGGTGCTGAATTTTTCAGGAGAGTCAACGGGTGCTTCGGCTTTCGCCTCTGCAACTTTCGGCGGCTCAAAGTCGGGAACATCCTCAAGCGGTGCAACATATTCGTATTGGGGTTTTTCCCTGCCCTTTGATATCTTTTTAATATAGTTCTGCGTTTCCTGCGGGAGTTTATCTATTGAGAATTTGCCCGCCTTAACAAGTCTATCTACCCGCCCCGGCCCCCAATTATAAGCGGCAAGGGCCATTGCTTCATCGCCGTTGTATCTATTGAGTTGTTCCTTTAAATACCGGACTCCGGCGTCAATGTTCTTTTCAGGGATAAAGACTTCGCCCGGTTTCAGTCCCAGATATTCAGCCGTTCCCGGCATGATCTGCATAAGCCCCTGCGCGCCCTTCGGGGACACCGCGCCTTTCTTGCCCGCGCTTTCAGCCTTAACGACTGCCTTGACAAGATCGGGGTCAACGCCGTGTATCCCTGCCGCCTCATCAATTATCGTGTCGTAATTAACAGGGGGCTTTTTTAGCGGGGCAATATACTCATATTCGGGAATGTTCCTTGCTGTCCTGATTTCCTTTGTGGGTTCAAGGACATTTTCAACACCCTTGAAGTTCGTGGCCTCCTTTATTCCTTCCCTTGCCCCCCTGAAGCCTCTTTTGACGCCTTTAAAGGTAGGGGAAACGGCCATCAAAGAACCGGCGGGGTCAGTTGTCCATGCCTCTTTAAGCGGTTCCTTGCCGTAAAATCCCGTAGGTCTGCCAACGAATTGTTTAATACCCTCGCTTAGGTTGGCAACAGGTTCCACAGCTTCTTTAAAAGCCTCTGCCGGTTGTCCCTTAGTCAAACGGTTTAGGGCTTTCCCTGCCCCTTCCGATAAATCAACAGCGGTTTTAGGTAAAAACTCCAATGCGCCCACGGTGGTTTTTGACACGCTTTCAGGAATAACCCTTGTGACGAAGTCGCCAACAGAAGCGGGCGGGGCCGTTGGGGTGTGCAGATAGTCGTAATACTCCTTTGTCGTGTCGGCAAATTTAGACACGCCACCCTTGATTTTGTCTAGCGTAGATTCCTGTTTCAAGGGGCCAACAAATTCGTATTCGGGCGTTTGCAATGGCCCCATATATTCAAATTCGGGCATTATAGCTCCTTTTCGCCATCCCATTGAATTATTCGCCCGGTAGGTACGCCGTTTACCGTTTCTTTGTATTGCCCTTTTTGTTTGCCTTTAAGCGGATGATTGGCGGGAGTACTGCCACCGCCGCCCAGATTCCCCTTGCTTAGTTCCTTCTTGTAGTTTTCAAGCTCAAGGATGTGGGCTTGAATATCTCCCACCGCGTCACGCTCAGACTTGAGGGGTGACGATTTAAAGTCAATCATCTTTCTCCTGGCGTCACGGATTTCCTTGTTGATGTCCTTCAGTTCGTTGAGGCGTGCCTTCTTGTCCTCATCGTCTGTTTTGGTTCCCTTTAACTCTGCAAGCTTTTCTTGCATGGCGAGTTTGGCGTCATTAATTTCCTTCTGGGCCGCGATCCTGTCCTTTAATGCCTCAATTTTAGCGTTCTGAATGGCTTGCCGGAATTGTCCTTGCTGTTCAGTTATCGCCGCCTTGCTGTTTTCCTCCTGCGTCTTTCTATACTTGGCGACATCCGGCATAAATACCTGCGCCAGGGCCGACATATCAGGGGCACTATAAAGCATGTTCATAAAAGCCTCGGTCTTTTTTGCCTGCGGGGTGTTGGCGTAATTCGGGTCTTTTATTAGCTTGCCCTCGTGTTCCTTGCTTACATTGTTCAATAGCTCGGTGACGGACTCTTTGCCGTGTGACGAAAGCGTATCGTAAAAACCGCCCTTGTCTATATTGGAATCCTGCGCGTGGGGGTCGATGTATGTGCTGAAGAAATTGTCCACGCTTGAACCTAGCCCCGTATGCGTTTTAAGCCTAGCCTTTGCCCGCGTAGATTCAACGGGGGTAAAGGGCGTTTTGTCCACGGGTATTGATGCCCTTGTTTTCTGCGTCATCGCCTCATAATAAGGCTTCATCATGTTGTTGTGTTCCGTCTGATACTGGTTCTGTTGGTCAAGCCCCCGCATATGAATGAGGTTTTGAACCGCCTGATTCATCGGGGCGAATGCCTGATTCCGTACCGCTGTTTCATCCGTAGGCCCAAACATTCCCATTATTGCGCCCTCCTTATTGACCGGAGTTTAGAAAGAGTCTTGAGATATTTAGACTTGTCCTTTGCCGACATAAACGGGGTTGAAGCCGCCTCGTCAGCCGCCGGTTCCTTCAGCATTTCCTCGTAGGTGTAGCCCCCGTTGGATGTAAGGGGTGAAGCGGCCTGCTCAAGAACGCCCCCATAATTATTCCCATAATTCTTGGCGTATTGGTCTTGCATGTAGTTCGTTAATCCTTCAATGTCCGGTCCGGTTCCCGCCTGTCCTTGAGGAATGAGTTTTTGGACTGCCTCCATTAAGAGTTTTTTCACTAAAGGATTCTGTGTCTTGTTTAAAAGTTTGTTAAATGATGATGTTTCTGTCAATGGACTGCTTACGGGTGCGCCCTCAAACCCTAATCCCTCCCCCGCGCCCTTCAAACTAGGAATCGCATCAAACACACTTCCGGCTGTAGAAGATACCGCGCCCGGTGCAACTAACCCCCCCTCACTTGCTAATCCAACTCCCGCGCCCGGAAGTTGCGACATTCCGGCATTTGCCACACCGCCACCCACTTCAGGAGCCGCCGCCGGAGCGATATTCCCTAACCCCGAAAGTGCCGCCGCATCTCCCAAAACAGCGCCCGCGCCATAGCTCATAATTGCCATGTCGAGAGCCTTTAAAAGCGGCCCGTAATACTTACTGAAGGTCGATTGTGTATCAGCGTCCTTCTTCATGTTGAGCGTGTCTTGCAAGGCGGCAAAGACTGACGGCGTTTGTCCCGACACAATAGGAGAGGATGCGTTTGTAAGGTATTCATCAACGGGAACCCACCCAAACTCTGTTTGAATATAGGGCGTAGTCTGTACCGTCCCCACACCCATGTTTTTAGTGATAGGAACATTGTCAGGGGGTTCGGTGTCGTAATAACCGTATATGTTCTTTGCCGGTGGCTGTCCCGCTTTCCAGACCCCCCCGCCCCAATCATATATGGGTGTCACTTCACCGCCGGGGCCGTATTGGATGGGGTTTCCTTGAGCGTCCTTGTTCGGTTGCGTAAGCAGTTTGTTGGCGTCAAGGCCCGAATCGGTCAGTATCTTCGATATGTTCCCCATTGCAGAATCGTAGCCCGCGTTTCCTGTCGGGGCAAGTGTTGCGGCTTCCGCTGCGGGTGCAAGGTTCCCCACCGTTTCCGTGGGTGTCGCGGAAGGCAGGGGCATATCTGCCATCTCCCCGCCCGTTGCAAGGTTCTTGTATTCTTCGCCCATGCCCTTTAATTTCGCCTGATTTTCGACATAGCGGCCTGTTACCTGATTCAAGATGTCACTTCCCTTGACAGGCTTGTTGGTGGGAATCCCCTTGATAATGTCGCTAAACTGAGGGTTACGGGCCGAAAAAAGGTTATTGGTAGCCGTTAGAAATGCGTTTCCCTGTCCTCCGAAAGGATTGTTTGCCATTGCGTATCTCCTTAACTGAACATATCAAACAGAAAACCACTAATGCCCGATTGATCCCCTAACCACTCAAGCCCGTTATAGGCGGCACTTCCGAATTTATTCAGCGGATTGCCGGAAAGGTTATTGAGCGCAAGCATATTCATCCCCTGCCCCCCATACTGCATCATCTTGTCAAGGCTTGTCGGCTGCGCTTTCTGTGCGGCGGCTAGTTGCTGACCGGCTAACCATGTCTGCATCCCGGTATTGCTCGCGTCCCGCTCGCGGTTGTAATTCAGGGTGTTGGTCGCGTTCTCCTTGTTGAAATTCAGCGTGTCCCGCTGCAAAGCCAACTGGTCGGCGGCGTTCTTTTTCGCCTGTTCAAGGGCCATGTCTGCCCTGTTGTTGGCCCCTAGTGACATTGCGTTACCGGCAACAAGGCTTCTTTCCTGTGCGGAAGTGTTCGGCATACCGGAAAGCCGCGCCTTCTTTCGTAAGGCCATTATGTCATTAACTGTGTTTCCTGTGTAAAAGCCCTCCATATGCCCTCCTTATCGAATGGTTGTGACAGGTTGAAAATACACGCCCATTCCGGTTAATTCCAATCCATCGGCGGTGTCAGTAGTCGCCGAGTATTTAAACGAATGATATAAAAACGGCCCCAGGTTGACGCTCTGCGTGTCGTAATAATTGGTCGAACCTGATACTATGACCGAGGGCGCAAACTGCCCGGAAACGCCCGTTACTGAGGCCGTGCGGTCGCCGTAGTGGGTTATCGTAATATTTCCTACATCCTTTGCCTTGTAAGTGGTTCTGATGTATTTGGCTAGAGAATGACGGAAAAGCGGCGTCTGGTTGTCAAGAATCAGGTCTTTGGTGTGCAGGTATGAAGTGATGTCGGCTACCGAGTTCCAGTTGTTCCCGTTTTCAAGGCGGTACATGAACCCGTCTTTCCCGCCCCCGTAGGTGTAGCCTATTCCCGCCGTGTCAAATACCTCAAAGCCGGACTGTAGAGGATTTTCGCCCGCCGCGTTTTCCCTGACTATCTTTGTCCATTCCTTATGTTTCAGGCTGTATTCAAGCTCTGTGTTCAGGTAAGAACCTTTGCCACCCGCGACAATCAGGAGTTTATAAGACTGTAATTTCGGATCGTACCACCCAATAGCCCTATTTGCATAAGCGGCAGGGATGTAGACGCTAGAATTGGCGTCCCAATAGACCTTGATATCCTCGCTGATGGAGGTGATGGTTGCACCGTCCGACATGACCACGCCCTTGTCAGACACCCATATAGCGACATTCCTTTTGACATCCTGACTGATGTCCATGACCTCAGCAACGGCTATGGACAAGGGAGCTACACATCCAATTCTTCCTGATATCCTCTGAATAATCCAGTTCTCCGGCCCGTCCCCGTAAACCCTGTATGTTTCATTGGCTTTAAAGACTAGTTGCTGATCGTAGCCCGCCGACAGAAAGACATTGTAGAGGACTGCGGATCCTGTGACTTCCGTCTTGTCGCCGAAGTATAAGTCCCCGCTATCGTCCCCGTTGAAGATATCCGGGGCGTTGTAAGCTGAGTAAATGCACTTGTGTTTGTCGCCTGAAGGTTCGTTGCATAAAAGCGTCCGCCCCTGGAAGATGTCGCTAAACCTGAAACTGGACATCGTGGGCGGTGCAGAAATTCCCCTTATCTCTGAAACTTTCGTGTCTGCATCGAGGTTTCCCGCAAACTGTATCCGGTAGTAGTAAAGGGGCGTTTCATCAGAGATGGCCCTTTTAAACTCCGTACCGGGAGTGGGTGCTTGAAATGCAACAACTCCGCCCTTTGACATGGATGTAGTCGTGGTCAGGGTTCCATCTGATTGAGCCGGCGCCGCAACCCACTCCGACCCTGTCCAGTAACTTAGGGTCATAGTTGTCGCGGCGGTGGCGTTTTCTGAACCCGAAACAAACTTAAAGGAGATTCCCTGTTGAGGGTCGAGGAAGCCCACATAAAGGGCGTGGGTGGTCTGTAGTGAACTTAAATCGGCATATGTAGCCTGTGAACTGTCGGCGGTTTCGTCCGAATAGTCCTTGTAAGTGGTTCCGTCATACTTTAAGACCTTGACCGCATATCCCTCCGAACCGTCCCAGATGTTCCGTATGGTGGTCATCGGGGCGTCTGTGGTCACATAATAAAGCGAGGCCTGCCCTGCATCAAAGTAGAACTGATACCAAAAGAGAGAAAGCCCGTTGATGTACCTTGCTTTAGCGTTTCCTGTTGCCGTCCATGTGACCGTCCCGGTGGTCGCAAGGGTGGCCCCTGTGTCGGTGTTGTCCGTAACTACAAGGGCCGTCCATGACGTACCCTGCCACTCAGACACAGAAAGGGTAGAGGCCACCGTATTGCCCGAACTGACATAGAACTTGACGCCTTGAAGTGGCCTTTTTGAACCTATGAGGAAGTAGTTTGACGGATTGCCATAGGATTGGGTGGGGGGGGTAAAATTAGCAGTCCACCGTGCAACACCATTAGTAAAACGAAATTCGTCAAGATACCCCGCTAAATATTCGTTGTGACCATTTGCCCCTGTGACACCGATATAAAAAGAACCGGCAATATCCGGCAGGGTCGCCGCTACTGTTGCCGGAGCGCCCACAAGCGACCCATCAACTGCAAAAGCAAACGAGTTAGCGGCCCCGCCCCATCCCCTGATGAGTGCTACATGATACCATTGATTCAGGGTCGGCGTCCATGCCGCCACGAGTACCGTCTGAACGACACCACCACCCGTCCGGTATTGAAAATATAAATAATAAGTACCGGCATTATTATACAATGAGCAATGGACGTAATTATCTACATTCTGTGCATCGAACCATATTCCGGCGAAATCCCCGTTGGCGGGAAGTGCGGTGAAACGTATTCGGAAATCTACGGTAAATGCGTTTGTCCCAAGAATCCATTCGGCGGAATCCGGTATAGTTAGATAGGCGTTTGTCCCGTTGAACAGTCCCGAAGCTGTCCCATATACAAACTGCGTTGTGGATGTCGTGGAATTGGTAGGCGTAACGGCATGACCAGTTGCCGAGGAATCCGTGAATGTTACCCCTCCATCCAAGCCGTCCATATGCAATAATAATTTTGTGTAAGCATCATTGCCCCCGGAGGCCGACACCGTAGCCACCTGATCCGCTGACTGCCTTGTATTACTCAAGATGTCAGAGTAGTCATTGGAATTAGCAACGGCATAGGTAATGGTTGAGGATGATGTTACAACACTTGTCGCCTCCAGTTCCGACCCGCCAAAAATCAAAGTTTCATCGCCATTACTGGCAATCATGTTACCGGCGGGGGCTTTGCTGAATCTCCATAAATAATTATATTCCGAGGGGGTATGAAGTGCCGTTGCCGAGAAATTGCCCGTTGAGGGAATAGCCGTTGTGTTCTGATATAGACGCCCCGCCGCCGGGACAAACCCGTCACCGGCGTAAACAATCACATGGGATTCCGAAGGCTGATCCTTCTTGAAGTGAAAACCGTTTAACAGGTAATAGTATGTCGAAAGACTTGAGGCATTGATGACAGTATGCCCGTCAACGCCCTTGAAGTGCTTGCCGTATTTCCTTAAATTCTGGATGTCCTGTAACCCGTAATCGTCAAGTAACAGAGGATTCTCTGTCGGGTTCCACCTTCCGGTAAAGGGGAAGGCGTAGGGCTGCAATTCAGCGGATTTGCCTACTTCAACAAACGCTGAAAAAACGATTATCAATGAAAGGATTATACCGAGTATTCGTTTCATGCTAAGTAAGGTTCACTCCTTTCGTAGAGAAGGCCGTTAGTCCTCCACCACTCCCTGTTGTAGGTCTTGAGCGCGGCGGTCTGTTCCTTGTAGAGCTGGGGCCAGATAACGGCGTTTTCAATCTGTACCTGCCCGTAGGTGACTAAGCGGGCGACTGCACCCGTAACCAGGATGTCGTGAAAATCAGGCGGAAGGATGGGGATGTCCGTGTCTGCTGATAGCCTGTCGGCAAACTTCTCATACCAAATGCGGGCGTTGTAGGAAGTATTGGGGCTGTTGTACCAAAAAAGGTAGTCATAGATGGTTCCCGCCGCGTTCATGGCCTTGCGGTGCATACACCTTGTAGGACGGGAGAGGGAATCTCCGGTATAGACGGATTTGTCCTCAAGCTCGTCAATCCCGATGAAGGACATGGCCTTGTTGTATCCGTACCATGAGGCTTTATAAATCTTCTTGCAGGCTGTTATTACCGTTCCCCTGTGGTGAGCGTAGCCCCCTGAAGTATAGGCCGTAAATCCCGCGCCGGTGATGTTGGCGGCGACCAGATCCATCAACTGATATGTGTCGGCGGTAAGTTTCGTTATCCTGAAATCCCTATAATTAACCTCTGTCATTCCCGAAACTCCGTAGATGGTAACCACATCGCCCGTATCAAACCCATGAGCAACGGCAGTCACAACAGGTGGGGTCGTGGCGGTGATTCCGGTGATGGTCGCCCTCGCCTTCCCCTTTTTGGACTCGTCACAGTCCATCAGCCAAAAGAGAGGATAGAGGTCATCGCAACAAAGGACTTCATTTAAATAGACCATGTTAATAACGGCTTTCACTTCCGTTGCGCGGGAAGCGTTCAAGTCCCCCATTGCGCGGCAGACATCGCCGTATATTTCAGAGTATTGTCGGTAGTTTGGCATTATAAAGCCTTCCTGTGATTAGACTTAGCTGCTTCGTTGTTTCGTAATCGTAGCACCTGAAAAGGACAAACCACGGCAACGCCATCTGATACCAAAGGCGCCACCACGGACACATCAGGAGTTGGTGATTACGGTACATTCTTCCCGTTCAGGCTGTGACCTACTGCGATACCGCAAAGGCCGGAAACGATGGCGGTGACTACATTTTCAGCACTCCCGCCCATCATGTAGAGTGAGTAAACGCCAATGATAACAAGTGCCACAATAACCGCTGTTTTGTCCGTCAACATAAAACCTCCCTTAAACTAGAACATCTGAAACATACCGTTTGTGATAACTCCCCTGCCCAAACTCGCAAACGGCAAAATACATCAACCGCCTTTTCCAATCCGAGTCCGGGTCATTCGTAAACCGCATCATTTCCCAAAAGACTTCATCCGCATAAAACTTGGAAATTTCAGGGTCAGAATCTATCCGGTATAGGTAGTCGTGGCAGTATGCGGCGATCTCACCCGCGTCCCCGAAAAGCCACCAGATCAACGGAAGGCGGGGGACAGAGGCGCAGTCAGTTTGAAAACCTTTAGGAATAGTGATTAGATGCCCCTCAAAGTAGAAGTCCCACGGCTCCGTAAACTCCCTGACCTTGCGCCCCTGCGTTTCCCCTACAGGAGTAGTTTCTGGACGTCTTGAAAATCCGGCTTTAAAAATCATGTTTTACCCCAAAAGCAGATAAAAGACTGTGGCTATGAACCACAAACCAAAGACGCCCGTAACGAAGATGAGGAACCACATTAATCTATTTACCTTGTCCATCTGTCGGCCCCGGATTAGGGAAGTAATAAACCGGGCATCCCCACCACTTCTGATTGTAGGCGTCCACTACATCGTCAATGTCCGTGTTCCGGTGGCCCCACAGCGAATAGGCCATGTGTTGCTCGTTGGCGTATAAAGTGGACTTTCCGATCATGTCGCATTTCGACATTTGGGCGCAGCTTGAAAGCAGAAGGATCACACCAAGCACCACAAGCAGCAGAAGGGTCGCCACGATATCCCTGACCGTTATCAACGCTGTTTCATCGACTAGAGTTTTCATTTCTTGCCCCCTATAAATTCCCTTAATTCCCTTGTCCTGTTTAGCCACCCTCTTAAAAAGGCTTTCATCTTCGGCTTGCGGATTGTCAACAGGTGGTAATATTCCTCCCTACGGGTGATTAAATCCTCCCATGTCTGGCAGCCGTTGAGGAATGACTTGATTCTCCCGACACCCATATTCACCGCGCTATCGAAAGCCGCCATGTGAAGGTTGTCATCATCCATGTCGAACTTGTCCCAATAGTCCCGCTTGTAAAGCTCTCTTGCCCTTGCTGAGGTCATGTTTCTTATGTCCTCATCAGGGTAGGCTCTTTTGGAGATGCCCCTGTTCGTTTCTCCGCCAGGATCCAAAAGGTTCTTGACATAGCCCCCCTCATGGTCGAGGGTAAATTCAACGATGCCGTCAAAGCTCATTTCTTGTCACCCTTCTGAAGGTCAAAGAGTTGGTCGCTTATCTTGTCTAGTTTCTTGTCGACCTTCTCTACGAAGTCCCTGAAATCCTGTTTGCTGACATACTTCTCGTGGATAGACGCTTGAGCGGCGGTGATGGTATCCGTGCGGCTCATCGAATAACCGGAGAAAGCAAGTGCAATCATGACTAATCCGCTGATGATCCACATGAACACTTTAGAGTTACCGTTCATATCCGTTCCCTTTCAATCAGGCCCACGATCAGAAGGATTAAAAACGCGCTCGGTGCCAGGTGCAGAGGATAGTTGCCGAGCATATTGATAGCCGCTATAATGAAGGCCGTAAAAAGCACCCTGTTCTTCCGGTGGATTGTGGCGATGTAGCCAACGAGAAGGGACAGGCCGACAAGCCCGTATTGCTGAAACATGGTCAGCCATTCCGAATGAAGCGGGTATCTGTTGCTAATCATGCTTCCGTTGCCGAAGAGGAATTTGACAAAAGGCTGTGTCTTTATCTGTTCCCATGCCTGCATCCAGATGGCCCCGCGCCCGCCTTCTAGTTGCGCGTTTAGCTGTTCAAACGGCCTGTCGTAGAGGATATAGGCAGCAATGGGGATGATGCCCAATGCCACATATTTAATCCCCCCGAAGTAGAAGGCAGTACCGATAATGGCGGGGATTGCCGCCGAAGATGATTTGGATACGATCAGAATAAGACTGATGGGAATGGTCGCCCACCACCATTGAGGCTTAAAGGATTTCAGCTTCCCCCTGAAGAAGAAGGGCAACGAGATTGCCAGATATGCCGCTACGAAGTCGGGATTGAACAGCGTCCCTGTAACCGTGCTTTCGGTGAGTGACGCCCCGACCTGAGCGAAAAGCCCGACTAAATACCTGTGGGGATCGAAGTTAAGAAAATACTGCGTCAGGCAGATAACGATCTGAAGAAGCGCGGACACGCAAATGAAGTTGTAGAAGGTTTCCGTCTTTAGCTTGCTTTCATAGACTGAGATATAGATTATCCCCGCCACCAGAAGGAACATGAAGGAATAAAGGCTACCGGCAAGCATCTGCGGGTGCATCTTGTTTGTCAGGACTATCAGGCAAAGGGCTATCTGCCACGCCCCACACATAAAGAAGAACGCCGACACCCACCTGTTTTTGATGTAAGCCCCCAACAGGAAAGCACCCGCTATAATAAGCGCAAAGTGGTGGGATATGTGAATCAAGCCACCACTAAGGACTGCAAAAGGAACAAGCAGAAACGCAAGAGGAAGGATGTATTTAGTCATGTTTCACCACCCTTGCCGAAAAGGTGTCTTTTCCGTTCGGGGTCTTGTATATTTCAATTCGATATCCCTGTTGAACAATCCGCTCAACAACCGAACCAAGGCCCAGGTTTTTATAATTAACCGTGAAATCCATTTGCTGACTATTCTTTAATGCCCTTAGTGTGTTAATATCTGTAGTCATCGCCACGCTAACGCTCACAACGATGTCATCGTGTCCAACTGGCCTTAATTCAGCTAATTCAATGCCTCCCGTTCCCATGTGCAAAACAACCACGACAACGCCCACGACAAAGGACAAACCCGCTATTGCGTACCCTGCTTTCCATAACCAACTCATGCTTTTCCCTCCCTGGAAAAAGGGGGAGGGGATTCCCTGTCCCCTCCCCTGTTAAGTTACCTCATCTTGGTAAACCAGAAATGGATATACCCTGCCGCCGTGTCGGAGCCTGCCGAGCCTGTGTAATACAGGTCATCATCAGTCCCGCTTGTCGCCACCGCATGGCCTAGGTGGGTCTTGCCGCCGTTGCTGTATGCGCCCGCATCAATACCCACGCCCGTTCCGGTGATTGCCGTGTAAAGAAGTGTCCCGTAAGTCGTGACGGGGTAGTAGCTGATGGAATCGCCCGCCGTGATGACCGCGGTGTCTGCTATGTAGCCCGTAGCCGCCACGGAAACACCCGACCTGAAGCCCGCCGCTGTGTCTGCCGTGCCGACATTCAGGGTCATACCGGCGTCAACGGTGACAACCTCCACCCTGACATCGTGAATGAACGTCCCCACGGAGAAGTCAATCCCGGTATCGGTCGCCACATTGGACGAAGCCGAGAACCAGATCACGCCGTGATGCTGAACGCCAGGGGTCTCATCGATAACGATAGAGTGGGTGTATTTGTCGAAGTGCTTCACGACTGCGGTAAACCCGCCCGAAGTATCGACTACGATCAGGTCAACATACCTGTCATCCGTTTCACCCGGATCAACCCTGAACTTCACCATGTCGTCAGCCGCAAAAACCGTTGTGGTGACGGGGTTGGTCTTGGATGTCAGAGCGTGACTAGCAAAGGCGTAGAGAGTTTCAGCCGTATTGGAGTCGTGCTGCAATACCTGGTAGGTGATTCCCGTTGTGATCGGGGTCATCTGAATCGTGCCGTCACCGTTGTATTTGCCGTCTATTTTGTAGACAGTCGCCCACATGTCCGAGTATTCCGCGTGTGCAATCGGAACGAAGGCGAAGGCGAGAAGAACGGCAAAGAGAATTGTAAACAGTCTTTTCTTCATTTCTTCCTCCTAATTGTTGCCGGCGGTATGGCCGGTGGAATCTGTTATTTTGATTAGGATAGTCGCCGTGAACCACAGAGCCTCGTAGTCCGTATCCGTTACCGCCACACCAACCCCGCCGAGAACGTCAAGCTGCTCGCCGGTGATTTCTATTGACTTGGCGATTGCGTAATACAGATCTACTAACTCCTTCTGGTTCTTTGTGCCGTTGGGGGTGAATACATAAGCCCCCGATCCGACATAGGTTCCATCGCACCCTAAAACCCGCCACTTGTCGTAGTAACTGGCAAGTGTGGTTACGAGAGTTGTCCCCGTATCCGCATCGAGTTTTATGGCGAGGGTCGCAAACGCGGTGAAAAGCTGAAACAGAAGCGCGTTTCTTCCCCTGTCGGAAATTCCCTGTGACGGCCCGATGATGTTAAAGTCCTTTGTCGGGTAGATGCATTGTCCGGCCCTGTGCCCCGTGGAGTCGTAAATAACCGTGTTGATAATCGCGGTGTAGCAGAGGGCTTCATAGTCGGTGTCCGTGACAAGGACATCATCGTCAAGTTTGGCGCATATCCCCTTCAGGGATGAAACGACCATGTACAGAAAGTCGATTTCATCCTGTTCGTTAAAACCCGTCTGGGTCATGAAGCGAGGGATAGTCATTTTTTACCTCGTTATTCTTTGGGCGGTTCCATGTCGCCGGGGTCAACTTCTGACGAGCCGGAGATAAAGTCCGCCTGTGCTTCGATTTTGAGCTTGGGGTTAATAATCATTTGGAAAAGCCTTCTGAGGGGCTTCCCCTGGTCTTTGTCCATGAGGAGATAGCGTTCATCCTGTGCAACGCGTTTTGTCTTGAGGTCGTAGTAGAAATAGCATTGAGCGCGAAGTGCGTTGTTCGGGATGCTGCAGCCGTTAAATTCTCCCTTGGCAGTCTTGAACACACGGTCAAAAACAAGGTCGTGGTTTTCCTCGGTCGTGGGGTCCTGGATACAACGGTTGTGGGAAGTCCTGATACTTCTCCGGTTTGAAGGGTCGTTTTTAACTGCCTTGAACAGATGGTTGTAAAGCACTACATGAGTAAGGCAGATTACCTCGTCTTTCTCCTTGCCCCTTATCGGCCTGTCGTTTTCGTCAAGAATAGGAATCTTGTTCCCGGTCTTGACCATCTTCGACTTGTAAGGATAGGTGGCAAAGGGGTCGTTGTCCCTGACCACATCAGCGGGCAGGGTTTCGGGGGTAATGTCCTCCAGGGTCAAAACCTTGACTTCCTCGTTTGCTTTCTCGTCAACTGGGTCTTTCAATTTCTTCTGCTGCATATTCTTTTCGCCCTCCCAGGCGTTCCCTGCTTAGGTTGTGGCAGAAAAGGGAGGTAGGGAGGTTGCTCCCTCTTTCACGGCGAAAGTACGAGTCCACCGCTATCTGCCATCAATTTTAGTTATTGCTCCTGTATGTCCTGACACCCACGACAGCGTAGTCAGCGGCGTTAAAGACATTCTTCGTAAATCCGTAGAGACTACCCACGCAGAAGCCGACCTTGTTGGCGTAGTCGAAAGACTTCTCTTCCCAGATTTTCTTTTTGGCGTAAGCGATGGTTCCCGCGCCTATTCCGAGGAAGAGTGCCGTTGCCCCGTTGAGGTTGGCACCCGCGCCCCATGTGGTAGCTAAGGAAATTCTGGGGTGTGAGTGATAAATGACGTTCCTTCTGACGCCGATGACATCCGTAAAAATAGGATTGTCCATACCGGCGGGAAGTGCTTCCCTGTTGCCCTGCGCCCATGAGCCGTCAAGGGTGGTGAGGTCGTGTTCCTGGTCGGGGGACATCACCATGACACCCGCATACTTCTTGCCCTTTACTGTCGGGCCTTTGATGCGCGGGGTGGCTTTGGATGCGTAGGTCTTGCAGATTCCACCGAGGGCCAGGGTCATATAGTCCCCTGCTTCGATGTTCGTGGTAAGTGTCGCGTCACCGCCATAAACTGCTTTGGTAAGCGATGCGGAAAGCGCGGTGAAGATGGTCTGGTCTATCTGTGCCGCCTGCCATTCGGTAAGAAGGGTTTTGACCTTCTCGCGGAGTGACTTGTCAGCGGGTCGCTGCTCGGATTCCTTTCCTGCCATCCTCACGGCGTTTCTGATCTGGGTGATTACGACTGCATCATCGTAATAAAGCGGGTTCTCTTCGTTGGTTTCCATGTCGCTGTCGTTGGCCACGCCTGCGCCGGACAGTTTCATGAGGATACCAACGGTTATCTGGTCGCCCTGCTCCTTCTGAAGCTCTGCCAGTTCCCCAATGATATAAGTTGAGGGGTCGCCGACAAAGCCGTGACCGTAAAAATACGACTCGTCTTGTGACTCAACGTGCCACTTTTTAGCCCATGCCTTACGGGTAAGGTTTGAGCCGGTTGCAAAACTGAAGTCCATGTTTCTTCCTCCATAGTGTGATCCCTACGGAGCTAGAACAGGTCTGGGTATTTCTTGCGGAGTGCGGCAGGGGCGTTTTTATACCAAACCTTGTATTCGGCTCGCGGCATGGAATCTATCTTTGTCGCGAGTTGCGCCTCTGTCATGGTCATATCTGACTCGTATCCGGTCAACTGCCCCGCTACTTTTCCGGTGCCGATACTTCCAACAGCCTTCTGGTCAGCGTGTTCAAGGGTCTTTTTGGCGACTTCTTCCTTCTGCTTGCGCTGCTCCTTAACCATGCGCGTGTATGCGACTTCGAGCGGCAGCTTTCCCAATTTGTTCTTCGTCTGCCAGTTCACGACATCGTTGAGAAGGGTTGCTAATTTCTCCTTGTCCTCGTCTGTCGTGTCATCAAAGTCTTTGTCGAAAAGATCGACTGCCCTTACTGCGATGAAGTTTCCCGCCTCCTGAAATACAGAGGCTTTTTCCCTTTCCACGCTTGCGGCTTGCTGCACTCGCTGAATCTGCTGATTATAGGCATTGATGAATCTGTCCCGAATCAGCGTCGCCTGTGCGGGGTCTATTGAATAGACCTCGTTGAGTGTCATGCCGTTGTATTCGCCGCCCTGCACCTGCATCTGGCCCATCTTGTTCAGGTCAACGGGTGCGAACTGCGGCTGTTTCGGTTCCGGTTTTCGGTAAGTGGGCGGTGTTTCCTCTGGATACCGCTTGAAATATTCCTCCTGTCCTAATTCAATAAGGAGATTGTGTTTGCGTGTGACCTCGTTCTTTTCCCATGTGAGCTTGTCGATGCGCTTCTGAACGGGGTCTTTCTTGTCCTCTGTTTCTTCGGGTGCATCCGGTTTCTTTTCAGGTGCGGAAGTGTCCTGTGTTTGCTCGGCTTCGGGCTTCTTCTCTGGCTCCTGTTCTAGTTCCTTTTCTGGTTCTTTCTCAGGTTCCTTCGTTTCAGCTTCAGGCTTCTCCGGTGCCTGTTCTTCTTCGCCCCCTCCCTCAAGGGCTTTGAGTTCCTCTGGTGTGAACTCCGGCCTGAAATAACCAACTTCTCCCTTTTCCATCTGTTCCTCCTTGTGCATGGCATCAAGTCTGCCAAGTGACTGAATTGCAGCGCGTTTAATGTCCGCCCAGACGACAAATAAAAAAGGCGGCTCCATTTCTGGACACCGCCCTTGTTCTCGTTTAATGCTTGAGATTTGAGCCTTATTGAGTTGTCAAAGAACTATTTTAAGAGGTCTTGCAGCTTCCTCTTTATCGCCTCCAAATGCTTGAGTGCTTCTATGACTTTCTTCTTGTCAGCTTCGGTCAATGCTTTACCTTTGCCCTGTTAATGTCCCTGACTATCTGCTCCGGCGTCCTCAGATCATCCTCATAAATTATATGAGGACAGCGCCAACAGTTTTCATCCTCGTGCGTTCCCGGCAAGTCCCTGTGTATTATCAGTATGCCGGGTTCGGGTTTCATATGCCAAATACCCCATAGAAGTATGGGCCGTAGTTATAGCTGTGACCGTCCCATGTTTCCCATTCACCCGCGTTGGCGTATTGAAAAGTCCATATCGCCATTACTACACCCCTCCCATCGCCCCTTGTTCCGGCGGTATGGCGTTATCGGGGTTCATCTTGATACCGATATTGCCCAATATCTGCGACTGCGCTTCGCCCGGTAAATCCTTGACGCTGATGCTGACGGAGTAGTTGATTTTCTCCGGTGCGCCGGACTGCTCGGCTTTCGTCTTGATCCTGTCTTTCACCTGATCCTTATAGGGGTCGTCCACATAATCAAGCGCGGCTTCGGGGTCGTATATACCCGCCTTCACCATTTCAATAGCATCCTCGCGCTTAGCCATGCGATTAGTGGGCAGGGTGGACCCGGCTGATACCTTCACATCAAGATTGATAAGGCTGACCTTCTGGTTCATTATCTGATCAATGGCGTTCTCCCATTTGGACTTGACCTCTTCGGGGTCGGGTTCAATCTCCTTGCCCTTGTCGTCAACCTGTTTTTCTTTGTCCGGCTGCCAGGAGGTCATTTCTTCCGGTTCGATGAGCCTCATCCACATCTCGCGGGGCCAATGCTTGGTGATGATGGCTATAAATACTTTCGCCATCCTGACCGCGCAATCCTCCACGGACTCAATAAAGGGCTTGCTCATCATGGAACCCATGTCCTGAAGTGCCATGACTGCCCTGCCCGATATCTGACCGGCGGGGAGCTTGCCTACCATAGCATCTTGCACATCATATTCATTCTTCAGGTCATCCTGCGCGACCTTCTCTAAGGCAAAGGCTTCCTGTGGGGTAGTCCCTGGGAGCAGTCTTTGCGGGGGGAAGGCCATGTCTTTGGCAACCTGCATGATATCGCCAAACTTGGGGTCTTTGACTATCTTGTAGCCCTCGCCCGTAACTATCGGCGCGTCCAGGTTCTTGGTCACGACATAAATTGATTGCATCCTGCGCTTGTTGCGTTCCTTTGAAAGTTCCAACGCACGGACTGACGGGCCGGTGGGGTAGCCGTTCAGGGTTTCGTCATGGCTTAAAACAATCACATTGAGGACAGGTTCATGGTTCGAGTCCAGACCATACGCGTTTTCCTCTTCCTCGATCTTCTTCGCGCCCACGATGATACGGTGGATACGGACTTCCACTTTTTCCTTCGTTATCTTGCAGATGATGTCTGGATTGGACAGGGCCAACTGAACAACCATCATCTTTGCCTCATCTTCTTCCGCGCATAGCTTCTTGTCCAGGCTGGCGGGGTTATTGGTGTCAACAACCGACACACACCACTTATTGACCTTCTTCAGCAACCACGCCTCGATTTCCCAAATGTCCTTTGGTTCTTCAAGCGTCTTGTCTGTCGGGTCTGCCTTGCTTGATTCCTCCGCGTAGTTGTCGCCCCCAGTGATCCCTGAAGATTTGGACGGTGAAGCAGGATCGGCAAGCTGAAAAGACAAGTCCTTCTCTTTTAAATCAGGGTATTCCTCAAGGGCGTAGGTCTTTGTCACCAGACGGGCCTTGATTAAATGGCTGTCGGAGTAATCATCTTCCTCAGAATCCTTGTCCCAAAACAGGATATCCGGCTTGAAGTTCTTGACCACCACGCGCCCATACTGCCCTTTGCTTTTGTCGTACTTAATCTCTAAACAACCGATTGTGCCCGTCTTGCAATGCTTGACGAGCTTGAATAATCTGCGCTGACCTTTTACCTGATCCCATACATAAGTCACGCCCCTTAGTATCAGCTCTGATACATACAGGTCTGATATGCCTATGGGGTTGATGTTGATGCCGGGTTTGGACGCCGTGACGATGGCCGCGCTGCCCTGGATTCCCTTTGCCATGTCGTTGACAACGAGGGGAACCTGATCCTTTGCGGTCATCTGTTCCTTTTCCTCTTCCGTCCACAACTCGTTTTCGAAGGCGGCTTTCCACGGCTTCTCATAGCGTTCCTCAAACCATTTCTGGCGCTCCTCGTTGTCGCGGTAACGCTTGAGGTATTCATAGACCTCAGTCACATCTTTGGGTGCGCCTGAGTCCTTTATTCGCTTCAAATCAATCGGGTTAAGCATCCGTCTTGTCCTTGTGTGTGCTTACGGCTATGACTGCATAATCCTTGTCGTTGTGTGTGCTTACGGCTATGACTGCATAATCCTTGTCGTTGAAAATGACCTTTCGCGGTGGATACAAAAAGAAATCACCAATATTCATCCTTGTTTCTGCCCTGAATATCCGCTCCCATTCCTTCCGGTACAAATCGCTGTTGCTTTTGTGCGCCGAGTTCATCAGGTTTTCAGGCATCTTCACTCACCATTTGATAAAAATAGCTTTCAGCCTTAAGTTCATCGAACATTTGCCTAGACAGCACGCGCATACCCTTCCTGAATGACGGTTCGCACATGTTGCAAATGCCGAACTCATAGCTCTCACCCGGTTTATTCCTGTATGTGCAAGAGGTTTCCGTTTCTTTCTCAAGGATGTATTTTTCAATATCCCTGATGCATTCATACGCTTTAGGCACTAAACCCTCCCACCTTGCTCACCAGGTTCGGGTTCTTGTTGACGATCATGCTAATCATAAAGGTCTGCGTCAGCTTTATGGTGTCCCTGTCCGTCTGGCTCACCTTAATTTCCCCCTGCTGCTGATCAAACATCTCCTCAAAGATGGCGAACATGATAGGCTTTAACTGGTGATCCGGTATCTCCTTGATCGTGTAGCCTGGAAACTTGACGAATACATTGCGGATCATCACCGGGTTAATCTCCAACGGGCAGGGGTCGATGACCTGATAGCCGATGACCACCCCGTCCAGTTTGGCAGTCAGCGCACGCCGGGGGTCTTTCTGCTTGTAAACTCCCTGCTGCATGATGATGTCACTGTCCTCGTTGGGATGCTCCACCTTGTAGCGGATATCCTGGCAGGCTTCGCGGATTGTCTTGTCTGTGAATACAACTGCTTTGCCTTTAGCCATCATTCCACCAATTTAATCTTTGCCACGCGATCACACGGAACAATTAAAACAAGCCCAAATCCCGAAAAGTCCTTGCTGTCAATGTACCCAGTAAACTCAACAACCGTTGATGTTACCTCAACATTGGAAGCGTCAACGATTTCCTCTTTATTGTCCCTGTATATAACTTTATACTTTGCCATCTCCCTATCCTCCCTATGCTCCCACCTTGAAAATTACATCCGACTTCTTGACGAATGTGGCCTCGCTTCCGTTGATTCTTGTCAACAATCCCTTGTCTTTAGGGAAATACACGATGTCCCCGTAGGAGTATTCGTTTGTCCTGTCATCCGTGACCATGCCGCATCGCATTTCTTCACAAGTCCTGACATCCTGTACCCTCATGTGTCCATTCTTGGGCGTGATGTCGGATTCACCGGCTATGGACTTTACGCTCGTCCCCATACCCCTGCTTTCTCCCTTTTCGCTAATTCGCGCCCCTTCCATCCGGTAACGGGCGGCTTGATAAACTTCGGGCCTTCACCCATAAACAGGGACGCCTGCTCTGTCAGTCCGGCCCCGATAACGTCATCGTCGTACTTGCCAACACCTTCTTCGTGTCCCAATCTCCCATTGTCGTGCCTGATGAATATTGAGCATTGGTCAATCAGGTCGGCGTCATAAACAAACCCCTTCATCGACTTGAACCACTTCTTTAAATCGTTGGCTAATTCATACTTGCCGTCCTGCGTTTCAGGCCAACCATACTGCTTAGTCAGTCCCGACCCGACAACATCGGGAACCATGCGAACATACTGATTGACCTTGCGCTTGATTAACTCTTTAACCGTGGTCTGTCCCGACCCGTTGACCTCTACACAACAAAGGGCCGTAACCTTCTCAACCTTGAATCTCTGCCCGTCAGACCTGTCTGCAAAGTTGCAGTAGTACAGGCTTAATAGTTCCAGCTGTTCCGCCCAATCCACGGCATCAATGCGATTGCTCTTGAGTTTGGCAACAAAGGCGTCACGAAGTCTGTCTTTGATGTAGGCTGTACTGTAGGTGTTTCCTAATCCCTCTGATACGTCCGACCCTAGTGAATGGCGGCGTTCCCAATACACCCCGTTCCAACCCTCCATGACATAATACGGGAAGTGCCAGATGGTGAGGGGGCCGTGCTTGTCCTCAATGAAGTTAATGTCACCGTCCTTGTCCTTCTTGAGCCATCCCTTTCGACCTGGCGTGGTGTGTTCGGTGTGCCTCTTGAGGGAATCTTCAAAGTAAGAGCCGGATGCCGCCTCTAGTGCCTCTGCTTCCGTTTCGGGGTAGTGTTCGATAACGTCCTGTTTAGACATTCCGCTGTCTATCATTCGTTGCCTGAAGTCTTTGGGCCTGCCGGGGTGAGCGTACCAGGGAATAAATATCCTCTTAAAATTGTTCTTGCCCTTCATTGAGTTTGTGTACATGTCGCGTGTCCACCCCCAACCAGGGCCGTTTTTAATGCTGTTGGATATGACCGTCACTTGACCCTTTGCCTGCTCAATGCCGGGGTAGGATGCGGCATACTGCTTGCTCACAAGGCGATTCATACAGCTTTCGTCAAATGTCAGATCATTGGGGGTCTTGGACTGTGCGCCTAATTCTGTTGATGGCATTGATTTGATTGTGCTGACCATGCCGTCAAGGTGGGAAAATTCAAGCGTCTGCTTCGTTCTGGTCTTTATCGGGGGCAGCAACCACGAGGGCAGCCTGTCCAGTATGAAATAAATGCGGTTAAGGTATTCTATCGCCAAATCTTCGTTGACAGAGATAATCAGGGACAGGTTCAGGGGGTGCTTGATGTTCTTCCAGAGTTTCTTTGCGGCATCTAGCCATGTGCCGCCGCATTGCCTGGTCTTGAGAATTATCAACAGCGGTTCGTCAACCATGTCTTTTAATATCTTCCGCTGTTCCGGCCAGAGTTCCAGCTTGATAGCCCTGTTGTTCTCTTTATCCTCGATGAACACATACTCATCCAGGAAATACTCAAAGGACTCCCAAACCTTGCGGCATTCCTCAATCTGGTATGTAAGGTCCTCTGCCGTATTCATTTCTCCCCGCTCATATGCTTCGCCACCGCCGCCATGATGGAGCCTGAATGGTTGACCTCACCCTTGAATTTCTTCGTTGGGTAGTAATCCCCTAGACTCAACAGCATATCCAACGCCTTGCATTGTGCCTGATTGTCGGGCGTATCCACAAAGTCAACCGTGCCCCCGTCTGCGTCCTTGCCCTTGATGCAACTGATAGGCTTGGTGGCCTCTAATAGCTGATCCAGTTTGGTCAGCCCCCGGTCTAGGCCGAGTCCCGCCGCTTCCATCTTGCGCCGCGTTTCGCACATCACTTCCTGGCCGTCCTTCACGGAGTCCGGATTCCAGCCCATCGTGCCAGAGGCCGAACTTGTCCCCCCGTTGGATCGTTTCTCTTTTGATGGCGAGTCCTTTTTCGGTGATTTCTTCATAGTAATTCTGCAATATCTCAGCGCATGAAAACATTTGTTGCTCTTTTGGATTGGATTGTATAAGATAAAAAGATTTAATGTAATATGAAAAACATCGGTCAAAAGTATGAAAAAGGTAGGCACTACCGCGAGAAATTCTTAATTTGCCAATCAATCACCTCCTTTTCAATTAAGCACGGTTTACCGTTTTGAAGTTTATGGAAAGGCATTCCCTTTTTTCTCCAATTCAAGACAGTTCGCCAGGAAGTAACGCCAAACTGACGATCCATGAAAGCCAGGATAGATTTATGCCCTACTCGCCACTCGTCCATTCTTCACCCTCCAGTTATCACTAAAACCCTAACCGCAATCGCAAGCCACAGGATGAGGATTAGAAAGATCATTTCCCTGTCCTCATTTCCAGGAGTAGGGAAAATACAAAGGCGAACATAAAGCACCCCGCCTCATATCCCTGATAAATACCAAACGATACCGCAATAAATAATGACTGTACTGTTGTCATTACTACTGTCTTGTCGATTATCATGCCCTCGTTGCCCTCCCTGTCTTGAGTAATGGTTCCGCATATTCCTCCGCGTATTGGTATACATCCCCGTTGCTAAGACGTATCCGCACCCGCCCTGGCTTTAAGCTCGGCAAGGAACAGTTTGGCACGTGCATCATCGACTTTTTCAACGGGTACATCTCCTTTGTATTCTTTTGGTATCCCAACTCCTCCCGCGGGCTTTCCCTGCTGTCCTCCATAATTCCTCCGTTCCCATGTCCTGATCGCCGCTTTCCAATCCTTCATTGCCACCTTGCCAACCATCCAACCGTTGCTTGTGTAATGGTCGAGCCATGCCTGGGGGTCGATATTGTTTTTCCTCTCTTGGCAATAATCCGTGACCTCTTTCAACTCAGGAATTTTAAACACGCGCCTTATGTGTTTATTCTTTAAAGAAGTAGAAGATGAAGAAGAAGAATGAAGGGCATTGCTTGTGGATTGCACTTGCAATGCATTTGCATCGGGAGTGTTCCACCTTTTATTGGCTGCGCTTTCTCTCTTAGTTCTTAATTCTATTTGCTTTTTATGCTCTTTCAAGAGTCCGTCCTGATACCATCTACCATCTTCAAGTCGCCACGCACTGAGAATTTCTTTTCCCCGCTTGTTCCACGATTTGATTCCCAACTTTGTCCATTTGCGGATTTTCTCCACATCATCGGGAAGGCTGCAAGGGGGATCTTGCTGCCATGCAATACACATTAAAAGTATGTGCGCACCTATTGATTCGGTGGACATCAAAAGCACCATATCGTCACCGAGAAATTGCTTAGGATAAAACTGAAACGCCGGAGCCTTTGCCATCCCTAACTCCTGTCCAATAGGTTTAACTTGTTGTCGCGTATGATTCCCAAAAGGTTGTGCGCTATGCAGGTGCAGAGCTTTTCCGCTACTCCATAGCCATTGCTGATTGTGATAAAGTGGATTATTTCGTGGAGTAGTCCCTCGGCGGTCATGGACTCGGCAACAACAACCTTGTCATCGCCACAAGTCCTCGCCAGGTGAATCACCAGGGAGGCGACTTCTATCTCTGCTATGCGGTCGCTCAGGTGTTCAACCCGTTCAATATGAACAATATGGCTGTTGATCTTGATCTGATCCGGTATCTTCATCCCCTCCCCCTGTATTGCCCTGCCATGCAATCGTATGGTTAAATCAGTCAGCGTTTTTAGGACTATTTGTCCTTGTTTAATTACTTATGGTAACTGATTACCTACACTTTTAAACTTTTGTCGGTGTTTCTATCCGCGTCAGCTTCTGCCTTAATTCCTTCATCTCCTTGACGAGCCGCTTGTTCTTCTGGCGCAAGCGGAAGATAGACCGCTGTTTTTTCTCGGCTTCGTTTTCCCAATATTTAAGCTGCTCATAAATATCACTCATCTCCCTACCCCTCCTTTATGGGACATTTATGGGACAACCCCCGCGCGCGATTTTAAGAGGTCTATGCCTCACCCCTGTCGATCCCGCCACCACAACGGGTCAACGGGGCGATGAATCCCCTGCACAGTGGGGTGGGTGGTTAGCCCGCTTTCTCTTTCGGGTTGTCGGTTTCATGGCTTCAGCCTCCTTAAATTATGTTTTTCCCTTAACTCAATCCCGTATTCCTTGAGCTTATCAACTAGAGCGTGAATCTTTGATACTGTCGGCTCTGGTAATCCATGCCCTTTGCTGTCGGCCCCCAGGTTGAGAAATTCCGGTCTGATCCTGTCGATCCATGACGCGAGTATGTCCACATCAAAATCAAGGACGGGTTCAATGGTAATGAATTTATGTCCCCCTACCTTTGTCATTGCCAACATGCGGGCAGATGGCGCGGGTGCTTTGCTGATATTGGGGATGTCCCTGTTCGTTTCAATAGTGCAACCCAATATGTAGTTATTTGGAGTCGCCGCGTAATCAAGGTATCTGTCGGGGTTCTTGGTCTGAAAAACATAGGTATTGTTCGGGTATTGATCGCAATGAGAAACCACCCGCTGAATGAATGATTGCGGCACTTCTTCGGCGAAAAGGTCGTTGCAGTTCTCTATAAAGATGACATTACCAATGCCGTAATCAACCTTAAATTCCTTTTCGATTAACCGAATTTCGCCTTGATATTTTTTCGGCCTTCCAAAAGGGAAATGATCCACATAGCAGTAAACGCATTTATGCGGACATTCACCACCTAGATGGGTGTGTGTATGAGTAACCCACGGATACATGTTACCTGTCGATTCCTTTAGTGGCATTTTTCCTCCCCCTCCTTGTCTGTTTTTCCTCTATTGCGTGAGTTTTTGCGCTCACGATGCACTCGCACCGCTTGTGCTTCTTGTAAAATTCCTTGATGAAGCGTTCCCGCTCTTTCGTATTGTCGGTGAAAATCACCCACTCCGAGCCGCATGAGCATTTTAGTCGGTGTTCCAATTTGCCCCCTCCTGATACAATTACTAGCGTGTCGCCCAATACATGGATAAATGGCAAATCAACCTCTGTTTTGTTAATAAAAGTGTGTACGATTTTTAACGCTGTTCATGAATCGTGAACGGGATTAAGTCCTAATCCCCACATTCTCTGCCTTGTTTTCAATTATCAGGTCGCCGGTTGCCGGGACATACCGCGCCTTTGATGCACCGAGGGTTGTCGGGGCGTATCCGCGCTTTTCCCCGTAGCTGACAAAGCCGCTTGCGTACCCCCTTAAATAGGTTCCGCTAATCATGCCCATGAACGGGCGTCCGGTTATCTCCCTGCAATCATCCCCAGGGGTGAGCCTTACCGTGTTCTTCGATATCGCTTCATGGAGGTGTTCCATGATACAAAGGTCGGCATCATAAGCCATGTCTATTAGCTTCTTGAGGGCGTTGATCTTTCCCCCGGCGGTAGCAGCGGCTCCGAATCCGTGGGAAACAAGCACCCTCAACCTTGCCGTGAATTTCTTGGGCGGGTCGTTTTCCCCGTTGAATACCTGCACCCCCTTCATTCCCGGCACATGGACAAAGTAAATATCAAGCCATGCTGAATACATGAGATTCGGGACGCCCAACCTTGCACACATGGTTGTATGTATGTCTGCCTGTGACTGTCGGCGCATATATTCGTGTTCGTGGTTGCCGAGTGACGCCCCGAGACACTTGCCCTCTACCGGCACAAGGTAGGCAAGGAGCTTCTTCAAAAGGACTGCTGCAAGGCTTGATAGATCGCTAATTTTCAGCTCGGAATCAAAGCATTCAGGATCAAACCTCTTGTCCCCCGGTGTTATCCAATCGCAATAATCCCCTCCGAGCGTCCACAGGGAAAAGGGGTCTTTCTTTATGAGGTCAATGTCCCGTTGCAGGTGGCTTTTTGAGCATCCGGCGTTGCCAAAGTGAATATCAGACACCCGCCATATTCTAAACTCTGCGTCCTCTTTCCCGTATCGGATTATCCTTGCTCCTGTTGCTTCCATTGTTTATCCCCATTAATCGGTTAAATTCGTTGATGTCTATTTCCGGCTCTTTCCCGGCAAGACTCAAGCCTAGTTCGGCGGCTTTCTGATTTACGGAGTGAATTGTTCTGGACTTGAGAACCTTGATAATATCTTTGGCGCAACGATTAGCCATCGCCATGCTCTTTAAAATTTCCTTCTCTGCTTCCGTCCAGAACTGGCGTTTCATCATTTCACCCCTCCCAATGTGCGCGGGTCTTTCTCTGGTATCTCAAACCACAGATCCAACCGGAGCGAAGGCGGTAGCATAATCCCCATGCGCTCAAGTTTCTCAATGTCCTTCTTGATGGCGAGGATGTCCTTTTGGTGGCGATAAAACTCCCGCTTGAGCATCCACAAAGCACCCTGAAGGATGTCAAGGGAGTTCAGCAAGACGCGCTGTTCGACTTCATCTTCTGTCGGCTTCTGTAGATTCCCGCTCTTGTCAAACTCTAACGGTCTAAAATCGTCTGCCCGCTTAATTCTCTTATGATCCCTTGCATAATCTTCTGGCCCGCCGCTCATAATACCCCCATGTCCTTTAGTCTTTGCGTGTAGTCCTTAATCATGTCCTCAAGCTCCGGCGCGGTGAATTTCTTGACCGTCTGCCGTATCCTGTCCAGTTTTTGGAGTATGCCCACCCCGTAAAGTTCCTCCAGTTTCAGGGCGTAAATGGCGAGGTTTCCCGATTTGAATGAATTGCATGAAGTGCATTGAGCATGAACATTCCTCTCGTCAAAAAAGAGGGCGTTTCCCTGCGTGCGGGGGAAGTAGTGACCGGCGTGACAGGATGACTTATCTTCCTTCATGTCCTTTCCACAGGTGATGCAGACATATCCATCCCTGGCGCGGGTGAACTTAGAGAACAGCCGCCACAGGTTCTTTTTAAGGGTCTTGACGCCGAGCTTCTTCTTTTTGGGCTTCATCCCGCATACCTCAAATATCGATTGACGGTCAGTTCACACTCCGCGCAGTAGATTCGCCGCGCCCGGTCCACCCTGCCGTCCACCAGATGGCTTTTCTCGCACTTCGGGCAGGTGCAGAGGGTCTGGATGTTCGTTGTTTTCGTGATGATATGCTTTCTGCTTGCGTCCTGTTGCTTCCTAAAGGCTTTCTTTCTGCACCCTTCCGAGCAGTATTTAATCTTGTAGGTTTTGGGTGTGAACGAGTTGTTGCAAAATTTGCACAATCTGGGTTCCTTCGGGATTGCCCTATTCCGTTCGGTCTTTTTCCTATCCTCGACCTTGCGGCGGCATTTGAGGGAACAGTATTTCTGGTTGTATCCGGTGGGTTTGAATGGCTTTTTACATTCTGGACAGGTCATATAAGTCCTTGAATTGGCGCAGTTTAATAAAAATTATTTTTTATATTATTTTTTAATTTTTATATTTTGCCTTCTTCTTCGTACTTGTCATATACTTCATCCCAAAAGGCGGGATCTTCGGCCATCTCAGCAGCAAGAAATCTTTTAACCGCCTTAACAACGACTTGGGAAACATTGAGGTCTTTCTTGAAACAGTATCTTGATAAACGAGGGATGAGGTTAGTATTTATGGAAACAGACATTGACTCTTTTGAATCTCCGTTCCTTTTGGCCATGATAAACTCCTATGAAAATTATGTGTTATGTGTTAATAGAACACCAACCGCCTTTAATATGATAAACGCAGGGGCTTTGTTGCGTCCGTTTTCATAGTTTGCGTAATTGTCGCGGGTAGTGCCGAGAAGTTCGGCAAATTTGGATTGGGAAATGTTAATGTTGCTACGGATAAATTTCAAAAGTTCGGCTGATTTCATGTGTGCTTTCTTAAGTATGGGAGTTGGGAGCGTGTCCGGCTAGGGCTAGTAGAGGATGCGGTGCCTCTGCATATAGGGAGGTGCAAGCACCCTCCACGCTCGAACCCCTGAACCGGAACTCCCAACGCCCACCTCCTGAATTTTGAGAGAGGATAACACAGATAAACCTGCTATGTCAAGAAAAAAGGCAGATAAACCTGTTTATACGGGTTTTGGTGAACGACTGAGCAGTCTCCTTGTTGGAAGGGGGAAACGCAAGGCGTTGGCGAATGCAGCGGGCGTTACTACGGAAACGGTCAGAACCTGGTGCAATGGGACATTCTTACCCTTTACCGCGCAGTTATTGAAAATAAAAGAACATTTACAAGTTGACATAGACTGGCTTTTGACTGGTGAGGAGAATACAAAAGGGGGCAAAGAAAAGGACGCAATTATTGATTCACTAAAAAATAAACTAATAGACGCTCAATCTGAAATAATAGAATTACGGAAACGGGATGAAGAGAAGCGACTTTTGGGAGTACGGGGCGACTCCGCGCATTAGACGCCAGGCGGAGCCGCCATAAGATTGTCGACAGAGATGGCGGCGTCATTTATGTCTCTTTTTTTTGATCTTTTTCAGTATATTAGTAAAATATTATATTTTATCTTTAAAAGGGGGCTAAAGATGAAAATATTAGTATTGATACTTATAGTTATCATTTCGGGGTGCGCGGGAACGCAGCCTCATCATTCAAATGATGGACTAGCTAAGACAACCCAGAAGGTCGAGGCTCCGTCCGATGGCATAGGCAAGGGGGTGGCTAAATGAGGCGACTACTATCGATAGCCCTTTTGTTGGCGTCATGCACAAGCGATCCTTATGTTGTTCACACCTTAGTAGACAAAGACAAGAACCAGAGGATTGAGCGAATATGCACCCACAAAACCGCCGTTATTCCCTGGTATGCCGTTGTAGCGGGTGGATTCTTCACATGGAAATATGGTCAGGAGTGCCAGTTGAAAACGACCCCGCTAAACGCTGAGGCCGCGCCTGTTGTTGCCACGACCAACACTGATGATGCCCGTCTTGAAGCGCAAAAAGCAGCAGAAAAAGCCGAATAACAACACAAAAAGGCCGTCCAATTCTGGACGGCTTTCTTTTGCCTAAAATTCACAGATAAATCTGCTAAAAACTTCTTGACACACAGATAAACCTGTGTTACTCTGTCACCAACTTAAGCAACACCCTTCCCGTCCCGCGTAGCCTCTGGCCGTGACCGCAAAGACCGGAAGGACAGCAACACCGCTTCTTGATTCTTTGACAGCCAGTTGACCGAGAGTGACTTGACAATCTGCGGATGTAAGCACCGGGAGTCAGCACAAGGGCATCGGGAAATCGTGAGGCACACAGTTCTTTGAAGGGCGGGTGGCGAGAGTCGCCAAGCGACAATCGCAGACGGTCGGGCGCGCACAAATCAGGCATAATTTAGAACCGGGAGCCTGCCCCGCCCCACAAATCTAGGGTGGCCAGGCTTGGCGGACGATGGCTGTCATGCAGTGCCTGTAAGTGGGACAGTAACCTAGCCGCCCCACAAATCACCGGAGCTGACCGGACAACAGCAGCGGATGGGGATAGATTTAGTAATGGGGTGGACCCGCCCACAAACGGGGCTTTTAAGGAGGTGGGGAGATGGAAATAAGAATCAGCCAGGAACAACTCGACAAGGCAATAAACGAAAACGTGGAGAAGGCTATTTCTAACGCCTTGAGCGGTTATTCTGTTCAGGCGGCGATAGCAGACAAAATCACAAACGAGGTAGCAACAGGGGTTATTGGCGACTCCCTCAACAGGGCAATATCCGAGATGGACACCGACAAGCTGACCCGCGCCATTTCCGAGCAAATCCAGAAGGCAATGATTAGCACGGTTAATCACATTCTCACAGAGGGGCTTATTTCAACGATTCTCGAATTGAGGAAAATACCGTCATACGATGACAAGAAGCGCGAACAGGCGGCAGCAGAAATCCGCGTCATGTTAAAAGGGAAATAGCCATGAATAACCCCATTTACCCCATAGGCACAGAGGATAACATAGGCCGCGATTGGGAGGCAAGGTGGGGCGATGATCCTCGCGTAGTCGCCGCGATTGAGGCGGGGGAGCGGTTTGGGGAGGAAGAATATCAGAAAATAATGAGGGAGGTGGAAAACGATGTGTGAATTTATCAGTTGGATTGAAATGCCGGATGGCGAAGTGAGGTTCTTGACTGCGGATATGATCTACAAGACGAGGCGCGGGAAGGAGCTTCAGCGACATGATCCGAACGCGGAGAATTGGCTGGGGCATGGGTCTATTATGTTTTATTACGAGATGAGTCAGCGAAAAGGGACGCAAAAGGAATGCACCGATTTTTCTAGCCCCGATAATTTCCCGAAAGAAATAGTAACCGCGATCAAGGCGGGAAAGATGGCAATTAAGGGGGTTCCGTTTCCAGGGGGGTTGTTGCGCGCTCCCCTGTGCGCTGATTACGAGGCGAAACGCGATGCCCTGTACGCTGATTACGAGGCGAAACGCGATGCCCTGGACGCTGATTACGAGGCGAAACGCGATGCCCTGTACGCTGATTACGAGGCGAAACGCGATGCCCTGGACGCTGATTACACGGCGAAACGCGCTCCCCTGTACGCTGATTACGAGGCGAAACGCGCTCCCCTGCAAGCTGATTACAAGGCGAAACGCG